AATTTCGTAAAGTCCTGTTACCACATTTGTGATTGGCGCATTGAACGTATTTGCGCCAGTCGTTGGTGCCGCTGACGATGTGCCTCTTGACACTATGTAGTAGTCATTCACAAAACCGCTCGGTGCAAACATTGAAAACGCGCCGTTATTCGCGCCGCTATCCACGCTACTTTCAAACAGACAACCGACAGTTGTTATTAATTTCCTAACTCCGGTAAAAGCACTAATCTTGTCCGTGGCACTAAAGTCCACGCTCGCCGTGGCAAGGCTGTCATCCGTGCCGTCAAAGCGAAGAAAAAATGGATATCCCGTGGTGTCGTAGTCCGTGGCGGCTGCAACGCGCTGGTAGGCGGGGATGCCTACGCCGTCGTTTGTGACGCGGAGGTCTGCGCCCCAGATGTAGATGCCAGAGGTGCCGTCTCCGGTGTAAGTTGCGCTTGCAATGGTGAGCCCAGTTGCAGACCAAACATACGGTGTCATAGCAATTGTGTTGCTGGCCGTTGTGATGGTAAACGAACACTTATACCACCCGTTACCGACACTAGAAACAGCCGCGCTCATGTTGGAAACAGTAGAGCCAACAACGCGCTCTATCGATCCGTAAGAACCTGCCCCTGCCAGATAAAACTCCACGGCAACCGCATCAGTGGTGCCGCCACCGCTTGCGGCGTTTAATTGCAACGACACATAATCCCGTCCATTTGCCTTAGCAAAAATAGACCATGTGTATGCTGTAGACGCCGAAGCACTCAATGCATTAGAGGTGTTGACACCGTGCAACACAGACGCCGTTGTGGTTTCTTGAATGCGCTCTGCGGTGGTCGTTCCGTCTGGAGCAACAGCAGCATTTGTCCAGCTTGTTAAAACCATATTCCGGGTTGACCAAGCCGCATTATCGAACTGCTCACTATACGTCAGCAGGTTCACCCTAGCACTCAGCACGGGGCGGGAGGCGGAGGTGGACTGCGAGGCGTGGTTGCCGAGAACTTCGCGCGCAGCCGTGAATGTCACAACTGCGTTTCCACCTCCCGCATTTGTAAACGTGCTAAGGTGGCAAATTGTTGTGATTGCTGCATTGAATAAGAAAAAGCTCGTTCCACTAGTAGGATTGAACTGCGCCCATGTGCCTGCAAAGGGCGCACTGTCTGCTTGGAGCGCGATGCCACCGGAATTGATCGTCGTGGTGTAGTCCACACGATACCATTTTCCAGCGGTTACAGGAAACGTCCGATAAGCGCGACCACGGTTGGAAGCATCAGTGCCAACAATCGCGACGCTTTCGCCAGTAATGGTTGCCGTACCCGTTCCCGTGTTTGATGCTATCCAAGCATCAAGTGTTGCAGCACTCCCCAACGCAAGCCCTTTGCTCTTGTCGAGGATCAGCCCGACTGGCTGCTCCACTGCGGTGACGGGAACGGTCCCGGTGGTGGTGCTTTGGAACATCGTGCTGAAGTCAGACGGGTCGTACCACGCGCCCTGTTCGCCCGCGCTGAACAGCGAGGACGGCGAAAACAGCGCCGTGCTACCCATCAATGCGGCGAATAGGACCGGATCAAACATCAGCTGCGGACCATTTCCAGTTCAACAGTGAACACTTCAGCACTTGCCGGGGTATACGCACCGCGAGCCTCAAGAAGGCCGAAGCAGCTTCCAATGTCGTAGTTCAGCTCAGAACCAGACGAAGGAGCGCCAACGCCCTGAGCGCCATCCGTGAATGCCTTGTCCAGGGTGATGTCAATCGACCCGACATAGTTGGCGACATTGTTGGTGGACCATGCGCCGTTGTCACCGTTCGCACAGGTGATGCCAACCGTCTCGTAGATGTGCAGCCGGAATGCAGCCGAAGTCACAGACGTTCCCGACTTCTTGATGCGGGCGCGGCGGATCATCGAGCCACGGTTCTCCGGGCGAATGACAAAGGTCATTGGAATGACGCTGCCAGCCGTGGTCGAATTCGCCACAAGGTCGCCGGAAGCATACGCAGTGGTGTCAGCGGGGCGCGTGAAGCTCGCCGCCGCAATCGAAATGAAAGACATTGGGATAACTCCTGATTAGATCGGGGGCATCACAGGCGGAAGCGGTGCCATCAAAGCCTGTTCGGCCTGCATGCGCTCAGTCTCAGCCCGATAAGCCTCAATTTGCATTTTCTGGCGGTCAATTTCCATGCGCTGTATTGCAATCTGCATGTCAGCCTGCGCCTTTTGAACGTCAGCCTGTGCCTTCTGCATGTCCATGCCCTGGGATTGCTTGAGCTGCTGGTTTTCCTGCTCCAACTGCTGAAGACGCTGCTGGCCTTCCTGAATTTGCTGCTGAATTTCAGCGGGAATGCCGTCATTAATCTGCTGCGGAAGCATGGCCTTGAGGCGTTCGGCAATCTCTTCGGCGTTCTGCCAATCCAGAGACTTCACCAGCAAGTCACCAATCAGCGGTGCAGCCTGCGGATAGCCACGGATCAGCTCAATCATCTGCTGCGCCTGCTCCTCGCGCCGCGTGGTGAACGAAGGCCCTGTATCAACCGCAACGTCATAGCGGCCCACACCCAAGTCATAGATGCGCTCGGCACCCTCAATCATGCCTTCCTGTTCAGGCGCTTCGCCCTCTTCCTGCTGGCCGATCTTGGCAACTTCTTCTGTGTCATCTTGGCCGATGATGCGAACAATGCGCTGGCCGCTGTAGACTTTCGGAATGAGGTCAATCAGGACGCAGCCCACATGGCGGATGGAGCGGGCAAGGTTGTCGATGAAGTGGAAGGTGTTGACATCACCCTCGCGCTGACGGGCCATGATAGCCCTGCCGGAAGTCTCGTTGCTGCGCTGCCCAAGCGAAGCGTCATACATGCCGATAATCGACTTCATATCGTCAGACGCCGCAAGGGCCTCAGACATGGCACCCGCAGCGCCACCGCTGTCGAGGGGCTGACGCATCGGGGGATTGGTCCCACGAGCGTACTGAAGGAAAGCGTGGTTCTGAGAGTTCGCCGTCAGCCAGTTCGGGTCAGCGTCAAAAGCACCTTCCTCACCGATGAACGGGACGCGGGGTGCTAGAGCTACGAGTTCCGTGGCGGTCGTGCGCCAATAGTTGAACATCCGCTGTGCGTCTTTAGCATTATGGATAAGACTGCGGAAATAGCGGCGACCCTCAACATTGAGTTCCTCGCCATAAACCGGAATGATGGGCAAATACTGGCCCAGCCACTCGTTCTCTTCCAGAATTTCAGCGCCCGTCATGATGCGCTGGGTAATCTTGTAAGCCTTGGTCGTGCGGCTGTTCACAGGCACGATGCCTGCCATCTCGAAAATGTCGCGGCCTGCTTCGTATTCCTGCTTGCCGACAATCTCGCCCGACGAAAGCTGATAAATCTCGCGCTCTGTTTCCTCGCGGTGCCAGCTTTCGCAGATCAGAATATCGTCGCTGTCACGCCAAGGGGCCTTGAGGTTGTCATAGCCAAGGCTTTCCCAATCCACGGCTTCAGCGTTCTTCCACTTGGCCTTGAACTCTTCCTTGGACTTCAGTTCCGTGATCCAGCATCGGTTCCAATCGGAGCCGTCCATGCTTGTCGAATACGGATCACCGTAGACGCTGAAGGGGTTAGCGATACGTTCAATCTTGAGACACTTGTCGAAAGTGTCATCGTACTCGTAGTCAATGTTGACGCGGATGTAGCCCCAGCCCATCGAAACCGCGTAATCAACCGCCGTATCATACGCGACATCGGCCTTGGAAGTGCGCTCGATATTGCGGATAAGGCCTTCCAGCACGTTCGCCGTATCAATATCAGCCTTGTCATCGACGGGCTTTACCTTGATCTGCGGGCGGTTCTGACGGCTATCGTTGACTACCTGGCGAATGAACGCAGGCATCTTGTTAATCGTCAGGATCGGACGGCCATCGACCTCGCGCTGCTTCCTGATCTGCTCAGGCCACTGCTCGGACAGACGGGCGAACTTGAGGTCTTCCAAGGCCGTGTTGCGGTTTTCAGACTCCGCATCATAAGCCTCTTCAAATTCCTCAATTTCCTTCTTCAGGGTATCGTCTTCCGAAGCCATTGGGCCTCCTAATTCATCCAGCTTCCGCCGCCAGCAACAACACGCTCGCGGGGCTTGGGTTTCTCTCTCGGGGCTTCGTAGGCCACGGCCATAAGGCCAAATGCGTCAGCGGCGTGGCTTGACCAATCGTGTTCCGGTCCAAGGCCAATGTTGCGGGCCTCGTCGCGTTTCTCATGATACCAGCCCAGCGCATCAAGGCCAGCCCGCGTTGTGTCTTCGTTGAACCAGATGCTCGGGAACAGGCGTCTCAGGGCCTCGATGCGCTTCATCGCAGCGCCCTTGCCTTGGTTGTCTACTGTTTCAGCTTTGAAGCCAGCTTGGCGGATATGATCTGCGAAGCGCATTCCAGTAACGTTGCTATGCTGGGCACCGTCATGGGGGAGTACACATAGACAGTTACTCCACCGATCTCGCAGCCATACCAAGTGGGCCGCGAGCGGCTGCCCCTGCGCTTCGTAGTAGTCGAGGACACGGACTTCGCGTCCAACGAACTGAGCGACCCAGATGGCCGTGCTATCATTGAAGCCTATGTCCCAGAAGGCCCGCACTTGCATCAAGGGGTCAGGCTGTACCTTGCCGATGCGGCCCTGCTGCCGTGCCTCTAGAAGGTGCTTTGAGTAGTAGGCCCCTGTGAGGGCTGTGATGAAGTCGCCTTCCCAGATATGCCTGTATTGCTCTGGGCGTTCCCGCTGGTCGCGCTGCCTATCGCGCTCAAGTTTGGCCGGGAACCAAGGGTTGTCCGACCAGTTCATTTCCACGACCTTGAAGCGCGGGTCAGTCGGGTTGCGGAACCGGGACTCAACAGCCGCAGACTTGCGCTTAGGGTTCCACGTTATCCACAATTCTGAGTCTTCTTCGCGGAGTGTCGGCACAAGTATCTGCCAACTCTCTTCCGTAACAGGCTCGGCCTCATCCACCCAACCCAATAGAATGCGGGCTTTAGACTTGATGCTTTCAATTGAACGGTCCAGGCCACTGAAAACGTAACGGATGCGCCCGCTCTTGGTCCTGACGTACTTCTCGCCAATGTCGAAGAACGGTTCCAGCCAAGGCTCGGAGCGGATTGCAGCCTTGACCTCTTCAAGCGAACTATCGTCCAGCGAGTTCATGAACTGGCGACCACAAAGGATGACACCCTCACGGCCTGCCGCGTCCCAGATGTGCGCCCGAACCGCCGTCATCTTGGCGAAGGTGCGCGTCTTGGCGCTGCCTCGACCACCGTATGAGCCTCTAACGTCAGCCTCGCCCTCGAATACCGGGATTAGCTTGGGAGGTAGCTCAATCCGCGCTGTTGTCACGCGGGGCCACAAGTTCGATGCGGGTCACTTGAACAGGGCCACCATCGGCACCTGTAATCTCCTGAGATACCTTGTCGCCGTAAACCTTGGGCCTCAGTTTGCCAGCCAGCCATTTGCGAGCGTCAATCTGAACACGGGCCTTGGCAGCGTCCTGGGCCTCATCTGCAATGTTGAGAATTTCGTCAGCAATTACATCAGCTTGGCTCTCGCGCGCACGCGCGTATTGGTCCCTAAAGTCTTTGTTATTCGCCAGCCAGCGGAACACTGTGCTTTTCCCCGGCATATCAGGCTGAAGACAGATTGAACGAAGG